TAGGCGAGACAATATGAACTGGGGTTGTGTAGCTTGTCTGTGAGCGATAGCAACCCGAGATTTCAATCATAGACTGTGCTCGGAGAAGTCTATATGGCAACACTCTTGGACAGGGGTTCGACTCCCCTCATCTCCACCATTTTTATTTACTGCTTAACAGATTGTAACGAATTATAACAAACTATAACGCAAGCAGTAATTATCTAATGATTTAGAAAAGGAACAATAACAAATTGTAACGTATTGTAACGATAATTTGCCCCCCTTTTGCCCCTTTAAATAATTAATATTTGCCCCTTTTATATATTAGAAAAGGCACCGTAATGATACGGTGCCTTTCATTATTTGTGAGATATGGAATTACCTATATTAGTGATTGCATTATTCAATTCCTTTTTCATTTCATCAGTAACATGTGTATATATTGCCAATGTTGTACGTGGTTCATTATGGCCTACACGTTCCATTATTGCTTTTAGCGGGACATTTGATTCAGCTAGTAGGGAAATATGTGTATGTCTAAATGTATGAGTGCTTACGGGCTTTAAAAAGCCAATTTTCTTTAAAATTTTATTTACATAGCGTAGATCATATGGAAGGCCCCCATCAGTAATAAAGATATAATCAGTGGAAGGAAAGTTTTGTTTCCATAATTCCCGTGCTTTATTGGCGGTAATAAAGTGATTAATAATCTGGGTAGCTCTTTCATCCAACTTAATTTTACGTATAGAATGTACATTTTTAGGAGGTACACGAATAGCTGGAGATTTTAGAGAACCTACCATAGTAAGAGTTGCATTAATATCAATTTCAGATGTTGATGGGTTATAATCTTGAATCCGTAATGCTACCATTTCACCAAAACGCAATCCGGTTAAACTTTGAAATTCACATAGCAAAGATACATGATGATACTTTTCATCTAATAAAGACAATAGTTTTTTAAGCTCATCTTTAGTAAGAAATTTAGTACGCTGTTTTTTAATATGTTCTACATCCATAATTGGCCGTTGCAGTTCGATATTATCAAGGAAAGAAATGTTAGTAATATATTCCATTCGCCGGGCATATTTAAATGACTGACGGATAAGGCTAAATCCTGCTTTTGTATAGTTGTAAGAATATTGCTTGGCAAATTTATCAAGGGTTGATTGCAGGATGAATGTATTAACATTTTCAATTAATATGTCAGTTGGGAACCAATCAATGAGGGTTTTATATAAAAAGTCTTGCGCCTTCTGAGTAGTAATTTTTCTAAAATCACGCTTACACTCAAGGTATTCTAAAATCAACTGGGATAAAGTCATATGTTTAGTTGTAGTATCCGTTGCCTTACTAATTTTAGAGAGCAGTTCAGCATGTGCGTCTTTATATGCTTGTCGGCTATTAGTTGTATAGGTAACAGAAACACGTTTATATTTGCCACTGTAAGGACAAGTATAACGTTCATTAAATTTATATTTGATTGTACCAGATTTAGAAATAACAGTTTCAACCCACATAAAAACACCTCCAAGACTAAAAAGTATAGAAAATAAGCCTTAGAGAAGCTATAATTTAAATATGTGGTGTCTATTCTAAGGCATCAAGCCTCTATCTAGTAGCAGCTAGGTAGGGGCATTTTTTTATTTAGATGATAATTTATTTACAAGAAGAATAAAGGATTTACTACGTAATCGCATAGGGCCAGCTGTATTAGAAATATCAAAAGGCATCCAACTATCACCAGAGTTTAAAGAATAATAAGCATATTGTTCACCAATATATGGAGGAAGAATAACAGGCTTAGAATCAATAGTTACTTGAGTAGTAAATACTTTACTAGGTGAAAGAGGTTTATAGTACCAAACTAAACTTGTACCTTTGATAGATTTTAAGTTTTCGAGCTCAGTAGAGTGATCATAATTAAAAGATGCATCTGTTTCGTTAACTGCAATAATAAAATCATCAGAACTATTATATTTTAAATAAGCTGATGACATATCTATATATACAGCATGATCCATTAGAGCATAGACTAATTGGTAGCTTGGATTATCTAAAAGATGTTGTGGATATATAGCAGCAAATGCAGAGGTATTAATTAATAAGAATGAAAATAATAAAGGTAATAATTTTAGTTTCATATTAATCACCATTTATGATTTTGTTGAGGTCAACAAAAAGCAATAAAATTTATAATATATGATGATAAAAGTCGATTTCTTCCAATACATCATCTGTAAGTTCTCTACGTCTTACCATATGTTCAATTAAATTAACATGATGATCTATATGGAAATCATCATTAAGAATATGCAATAACTCGTGCTTTATTTCATTACGCATATCTTCAATAGACATATTTTTACGGATATAAATATTGTGTACACCTTCATCTTCCCCAGTTGATGAAATGGCTTTTACATTAGGAATATCACACTCAATAATATTAATAATCAAACTAACAACCCCTAATAGCATCATTTCTTATTTCTAGATTTGATAAATTCAATGTAATTTACTGCCTCTTGCATTTCTTCTTTAGAAATACCTCTTGATGCGGAAAACAATAAACGCATTTCTGGGCGTGTGCGCAACATTTCAGCATACTCTGCAGCTTCTTTATCTTGGTAGTATGGCTCATCGTCTTTATCCCAGCCCATTATCACTGCAGGCGATATATTAAAAACCTTTGCTAATCCTTCGATTTTATCAGAGGGGATATTTGTAATAATATTATTCTCATATTTATATAATGTTTGTTTTGAAACACCGATTTTTTCACCGACTTCTTCTAGAGTCATCTTATTGTTAATTCTGAGATTTTTAATTCTATCTCCTTTATTAGTAGTCATAGGTTTACCTCGCTCTTAATAATCTCCTTATGAGTTAATATTACACTGTTTTAACTTTATGAGCAACATTTTTGTAAAAAATATTTACAAAAATAACTTGACAAGTTACTATCACTAAATTATTATATAAGTAACTTAATAAGTTACAAAAAAGAAAGGGAGGCGATATATTGATTGATGTAAATAAGTTAAAAGGAGCAATTGTAAGTGCTGGGAAAACACAAAATGAAGTAGCTAAGGAGCTAGGAATTACACCTAAAACATTCTCTTTAAAATTAAAAAAAGGAGTGTTTGGGTCTGATGAAATTGAAGTTATGATTGATTACCTTTCAATTGGAGATCCTTTGTCTATTTTTTTTGCAAAGAATGTAACTTAATAAGTTACAAATTAAACTCATTAATAGGGCAGGAGCATAAAATGAAAGACATATTATTACAAATCTGGATGAATGGGAGTGCAATTGCTACTTGTTACTTCTGGCATGAGAGGAACGAACTGTTTGGAATGTTAAAGCTAATCCTGGCAATTTTAAATGTGATTCTAGCATTGTCGCTTCTAGTAATAGTTCATTAGAAATAGTTTTAAATTCTCGAATGTAATTTTGTGGAGCAGAATCAAAACCGAAACTAAGAAAGGAACTATGAAATGAAGAAGATCATTACAAAGGAAGTTCAAGAAGAAGTAAAGCAAATGATTATTACAAGCGTTAAGAAATATGGATTAACAATTACAAACATACAAGAAATTATGGAAGAAGTAATTGAACATATGAATGATAATGCCACATTAGAAAAATAGAGCCCAACAAAAATGTTGAGCTCTATAGGTTAGATAAAGCGATAAGAGTATTTAGTATTACCAATAACGATTAAGTACCATCGCCCAATACCTTTAACAGTAATCTTGACAGGTGAAGAAGTATAGTGTCCGCCATAATATGTATAGCTTTCACCACGCTGATATTTTTTGAAGTTATTAGAGTCTACTAAAAAGACATCAGCAGCGTAATCAAGATTAACTATTACAGACAATGTGCCATTACTATCAGCATAAGGAATTTTAACACTCATATGCTCACCTCCTTTTGAGATGAGTATAACATGAGAAAAATTTATTTAGTAGAGGTAACAGAAAATGAAAGAAATTCAAAGAACACTAAAGGATTATATTTTAAAGCGTTTGGATACAAAGACTGGAATTAGATCTAGTAAAGATATTCCAGAATTAATTTATGCATACATTGAATTAGAACATGCACAACAAGGTATGGCTAATAGACAGGAAGTAATGTCAAAGATTGAAGTAGATAAAGCTGGTGTAAGGATCCAAGGTAAAAAAATTAATGTAAATCAGAATTGTCAAGAGAAACAAATAAAAGAAGAGCTTTGTAATGACAAGGTTCAGATTATTGAGATTTTAGCAAATAAAATAGGAAAAACAAAAGAGGAGTCTATTAATGAGCTTCTTCAGAGACACGATTTTGAATTTCTACGTCGTTATTTTTCAAAAGGGTTGGAGAAATTTAACGATTAAAGAAGCTGAAGAGGAAAGCAATGAAAGGGCGTATCAAATGAGATTTGATCCATGGAAAAGATAACTGCTAGTACATTACATACTAGCAGTTAGTAAAGTTAATCAAGTTTTTCAGATAAATCTTTTAAGGCTTTTCTGATATCTGCTCCAAGGTCATAAAGCAAATTCCAATAGTCTTCTGAAACCTTTGAATTGTATTTGTGAAGTGTTTCCTTATAATCCTCTTCAAAGGTTTCGATAACATTAAGTAAGTCTTTTCTCATAATATCACATACTTTAAATTAATTACCTTTAAAGGCGAGGTACACAATATCTTGTGCTTGGAGCAAAATTGTAGAATCACCTACAAAAGTATATTGTGCGTCACAAAGGCTAAAATCACTAAAATCAACAATATCAACAGCATCTATATATTTTGTTTTATGTTGCTTTATGAGTTTTAGGTTCTCGATGCCAATATATTCGCCATCTTTTAACTTAATTGTTAAATACATTATAATCACCTCCTTTCTAAGGCGATTATAACAACAACTTATTAATAAAAATGAAACAAACGTGAAAAGAATGTTAAAGGAGAATATAAAAAGGAAATGGGCCGAAAGAAAAAGATTAAACAACAACCAATATATTACAAACGATACTTACATAATGATGGTGGATATATGGCAATCAAAGTAGAACCAATTCACCATAAAAAACATTTGATAGAACATAACATATTAACAATAAGGGGATAACTATGGATACTATTAAACCAAAATACGTTCCCATTAGCACACTAGCTAAAATATGGGGCCGTAGCAAAATGTACATTTACAGAAGAATTGACATGATCCGTAAGGAAGGTAAGTTCAATGAAATCTGTATGCAACTTGGACCACAACAAACATTGGTCCATGTAGATAAATTTGAGATGTGGATGCGTTCGCAACACATGAAATGGTTAAAAGCATAGGAGTAGTAAATATGGATAAGTTCATTACAGCGATACAGTGGTTATTTGGTGTCATTGTATTTGGATTATATGGGGGCATTGAATTTGCAGAGTCATGGGGCGATGTTCTTTTTAATGTAGTTAATATAGCAGCATATTCTATTGGGATTTATTTATTACAAAAAGCTAAACGATTATGGCTATATAACAAGAAAATTAAGGAAATAAAAAGGAAGCACCATGCAGCAGTTAGACAGTTGGGAGTTACTACCATATCTAAATAAACGAAGGGATGATTTAAATAAGGCACTTACGATTGCTAAAGAGCGAGGCATAGAGTTAGCAGCAGCAGAACGGAAATATAGGGTTGAAAAACGTAAAGCCATATTACAGGCAAAACATAATGGAGAAAAAGTATCTCTAATTATGGAACTGGTAAATGGGGATGAGGTTATCAGCCAATTACGGTATGAACGGGATGTAGCTAAAACTCTCTATGCCAGTGCTACGGAAGCGATCAATATTTATAAATTGGATTGTAGATTAGTTGAGGCCCAAATAGCTAGGGACTGGGATAAAAATGCTTAAAAGGACACCATTAAGAGCCAAAGCCAAAACAAGACTGGTTTCAAAGAAGCCATTAAGTAAGAAAAGTAGAAATAAAAAAAAGAATGATATGGAGTTGGAGAAAATCCGTCCTAAGGTGATAGAGCGAGATCATAGAAAATGTATTTTATGTGGAGCGCCTTATGAAGAGATTCATCATATCAAATATAGGTCAGCAGGAGGGAAAAATAATATAGAAAATCTATGTTGCTTATGCTGGCATTGCCATAGAGTCAAAATTCATTCCGGGGCACATCCAAAGGAATACAGAAAAGCCCTACAAGGGATATTAAAGGAAAGGCATGGATATGAGTACTAAATGGTATGAGAAAGCACTAAATAATACATGCCCGGAATGTAAAAAAGCAATCAAGCATGCTGTAGTATGTCATAGACATAAACAGTTGATATGCATGGATTGCTGCAGTAATTGCCAATACCTAACAAAGTCTCAAGGTGATTGGCATTGTGATTTTGACAAAGAAAAATGACCGTGTCGGGAAACACGGCCATAAAAATAATGTGATATGTGATATCTAAACCTTACACATTTAGTATATCACGTATATTGGGGAAAGTCTAGTAAAATAGCGGTTTGATAGCTATTTTGTGAGACTAGATAGATACATTAACAACTCAACATAAGGTGATAACTAAATGAGAAGAAGAACAACCATAACATCTAAAAATATTATCGAAGTTTCAGATCATATTACAGGAAATTCATACTATGGGAAACCAGGAAGAAAAATACGGAGTGAAAGAAAGCAAGTAACAGCAGAAGTCATAAGAAAGAATAATTTAAGAATGGCTGAAAAGCAATTAAGATTGCTAATTGATATGAATTTCAATGCAGATGATTATTATCTAACACTCACATTTAAGAATGAGGAAGATGAATTAGATGCAAAAGAGATGATACGAAAATTTTTTAGAAAGGTAAGGGATTTATTTAATAAGACAAAGCAAACTTGTAAATACATTTATGTGATGGAAAAGCAGGGGCGCATACATTTTCATGCATTACTTTCAAGAGGGATTGAACTAACTACTCAATTATTAAAAAAGCTATGGCCACATGGCTATACAAAAATTGAGTACTACAGAGGTGAAGCCGAAGATGCTATAGGGTTGGCTAAGTACTTTATGAAAGAGCGAAAATCTGACATTGATCATAATGATGTACAGGTAAGGAAAAAATGGGTATCTAGTACTAATCTTGAAAAGCCAAAAGTAAAGAAAAAGATACTAAAGGCTACAGAGTGGCGTAAGGATATTAAAGTACCTAATGGATATTACTTAGATAAAGATAGTGTCTATGAAGGGGTAAATAATTATGGATTTCCATTTAGAACATATAGGCTAATTCGATTACCTGATTGGAGGGGAGAATATGAACAGAGAAAATCGACTAAGGCCCTGTCCGTTTTGCGGGAATAAACATATGAGGATTATGACAGGGATAAAAGTAGGGCTAAAACATCATATGGTGGCATGTGATAAATGTGGAGCCGTCACTCATTTTGAAGAGTGGCCAATGTACTTAGATTGTGAAAAGGCATGGAATAAAAGGGCGGATAATTAATGGAAAACAAATATAGAGGAATAGTATTTATTCCTAGAACAACAGGAGAAGCAATCATAAATGCATATGCAATGAATGCATGGAATGATACAGGGAAATACATATATTTTACAGAAGCTGGAATATCTGTAGGGATACATACCACAGATGATGGAATATATACAAATTCATTTATGGATGTAGCTATATGTGCTGCATGGCTAAATGGGGAAATATCAGTTACTGAATTAGAAGAAGTAGATGGCATCTATACAAATAGCATAAAGGAGAAAAAATGAACACTGTTAATTTAATGGGCAATTTAGCGAGAGACCCAGAAGTAAGATATACAAAGACTGGTAGAGCGGTAGCAACATTTACAGTAGCTGCAAGTAATACCTATATTGATGCTAATACAAAGGAAGCAAAGGAACAGACGGCATTTGTAAATTGTGTAGCATGGGGAACCTTAGCAGAAGAGATAGGAACTTTGCGAAAAGGAAATAAATGTTTGGTACAAGGCAGAATTCAAACACGATCATATGAAACTCAGAATGGAGAAAAGCGATATGTAACAGAAGTGGTCGCAAGTTTTGTAGGGGCCGCATTAAATGGTGGACATAATGAACCATCGAACTTTGATAATTTCAATAATGATGAACAAATACCCTTTTGATAAGGGCAATGCAGAGACATTGCCAATGGAAAAGAAACGAAATAAAGCCCTAGAAAGGGCGGAAAGGTTGATGCGGTAATGGCAAGACCAAAGGTATGTTTTTAAAAGCTAAAACCTGTAAGCATGCAGTAAAGTTTACAGGTAATCAAGGCTTGTTTGTAAGGACTACATGTAAATGTCCTAATAAATTAATGCTACCGGTGCCGGATAAAAGAGGAATAAGAGTAAAAGTACCATATATCATGGCTAAGAAATGCATAAATTGTAAGGGTTATATAGATGCTAGAAAAGTAAAGGAGAAAAGAAAATGAGGTATACAATAACAAAATTTAAAATGGAAGGCGGAAAATTTGACATTACGTATACGAAAAAAGTAGCAGAAATGGATGAGCAGCATTCTTTGAAATCGTATGAAAAGCCAAGACCAGAATTCAAGGAAGCACATGTCACAATGAAAGCATTGTTACTATCCAAGTTTGGAGCATTTAAATTCGCTCAAAACATGGTAGCTGTATCCGGAATTGAATTTAGATATGGTGGTAAAGATTTCTTACCAGATGAGGTATCTGGCATTAAAGTAAAGGGATATCTACGAAATAAAGAAAGCGAAGTATGTGTATTTAGCACAAAATGGCTAGATGTTGATAAGGATTTAGCAGAAGACATTAATCTAGTTCTAGGTGAAATTGAAGCATACATTGAAGGGAAACGTGCGCAAGCCAATCTATTTGATGAAGAACAACAAGCACATGGTAATACTGACACCAGTGATGCGGAGATCATTGGTGAAGATGATGATTTAGACATGGATGATGCGGATGATATCGCACCATATGAAAACAGTCAATTTAATAGAGCAGCAAGGGGATTAAATTAATGAGTAAGAAACTTATCTATGTAGCCCATCCTTATGGTGGGAAGAAAAGCAATAGAGAAAAGATAGATGTAATCATGAATGAATTAATTTTTGCAGATACAGCAAATGATTATGTATCACCTATCCACAACTATGGATTTGTTTATTTGACAGGCGATGAATATCAAAAAGGTTTAAATATTTGCCTAGGACTCTTAGGGCATTGCGACATCCTAGTATTATGTGATGGCTGGGAACAGAGTCGAGGTTGTAAAGGTGAATACGAATATGCTCAAAAGCATGGTAAGGCTGTATTCAAACTGGATGAATGGAAGGCATTAAACAGAATATGAAAGTAGAATTATTTAATGATAATTTTCAGAACTACAAAAGATATGGCATACCTAAGGCACAACTAGTAATAGCTGATATTCCCTATAATTTAGGGGGGGCAGCATATGCAAGTAATCCTATGTGGTATATAGGTGGCGATAATAAAAACGGAGAAAGTAAGAAAGCAGGAAAAGCATTCTTTAATACAGATCATAATTTCAATATTGCAGAATATTTTCATTTCTGTAATCGCTTATTAAAGAAAGAACCAAAAGAGAGGGGCAAGGCTCCATGTATGATTGTGTTCTGTAGCTATGAACAGCAAGCGATGGTAATTGAATATGCCAAGAAACATGGGTTCAAGAATTATATACCAATCTCTTTTATCAAGAATTATTCAGCACAAGCATTAAAAGCTAATATGCGTGTCGTTGGTGCTACAGAATATGCATTGATTTTATACAGGGAGAAATTACCGAAATTTAATAATAATCACAAGATGATATTTAACTGGTTTGAATGGCGTAGGGATAACAAAAATATCATTCCTAAAATCCATCCAACACAAAAGCCTGTATCAGTATTAAAGAGATTGATAGAAATCTTTACGGATGAAGGGGATGTAGTAATAGATCCTGTGGCAGGTAGTGGCGCAACATTAAGAGCAGCTATGGAATTAGGGCGTAGTGCATATGGCTTTGAAATATCAAAAGACTTCTATAGTAAGGCAAAATCAGAAATGTTAAGCGATGTAAAGACACAAACAAGCTTATTAGAATATTGTGAATAGTAGGAGATGAAAAGAGATGCAAATGAAATGTCATAGGTGTGATAGATTATTTACACCAGTAGGTTCAGAAAAGCATTGTCCTGATTGTATAGCAGGTAAGCCAATACCAAAGAAGAGAACAGTAGCTGAGGTAAGGGCAGAAATACAAGCGAAGCGTGATGCGGAAGAAGCAAAGAAATATAAGTACGAACGGTACTGTATATGTTGTGGTAAGAAATTCTATACAAATAAAACAAACCGGGTAATATGCAGTAATTATGATTGTGAAGAGAAAATGCGTATAGAACGGTTGCAAACTAATAGAGCAAGATATAGGGCAAACGCAAAACAAAAAAGAGCTAAATAAGCTGGTATAAGGATGTAAGGTATGACGGAAGAGGAAATGCAAAAGAAGTTAGGAAGGCATTTATTTTTAAAGAATATAACTATTCCTAATATAACAATGCATGGAGATGGAAAAGGGGAATATGAAGCAGATTTAATCTACTTCAATCTTAAAGCAAGAGTTGTAACTGAAATAGAAATCAAGGTAAGCATTCAAGATTTCAGAGCAGATTTTAAGAAGAAAAGATACCATGATCATTTACATGTAGGATATTTGTATTATGCAGTACCACAAGACCTGTATGAAGACCATAAGGATGAAATAAAAAGCCTATTAGGTGATGCGGGATTAATAGTGGTCAATATATCTAATAATACAAGAGAAAATGCTAGATACATTAAAAGGGCAAAGAAACGTAAAGATGTAAGAGCGTTAAATGAAAGTGAAGTTATTAACTACTTAAGGATTGGTTGTATGAAGTGGGTGAATAGATAATGGTAGATAAAAGAGAGTATGAACTAGTAGAATTGGAGCATGCTTTAACGATAGTTATTGATAATGAAATAATTATTCCCCATGTCTCTTTGTGTACAACTGGGTTTATGGGACAAGGATTTATAGAATTTAATTATAAATACAAAGGGAAAAATTTTTGTGTTGAAGGGGATCTAGTTTATGATGGCACCTCAACAGAAAGTGCAATTAACTGTATTAAATCATTGGCAATTAAAACATTAAAAGAGGGGAAAAGTGGATACATTAGTAAGCATAAATAAAAACATAGCGGCTCAATTAAGAGGGGAAAAGATAAGAAATCTTAATTGGGATAAAGTGGCAAAACATATTGTAGAATATGGGCCCAATATAATGGTATATGATGGTATTAATGAAGATTGGGATAATACATGTGGGGCTATATATGATCATGGTGAAGTAATCCATAATGAATCATATGTAACGAGTACATGGGGAACACCAAGCATCTTTATATATGTAGAAGGAAAGAACAAAAAGATTGATGGTGGGGATAAATACTTTATATATGCAGATGAACATATATATGATTGGACAGAATCAGCGTTGAAAATCGTACAAGGGAAATAGTACAAAGTGCTTGATGCGGGAGGTAGCCATTGACTGAACAGGAATTAATAAGACAAATAACGACTATTGCAGCTAAAACAGCAATAGAAGAATATAGAAAGGAAATAAGTAGGAATGAAAAGGAAACAATAGATACTCTTAGACATAATACAATGAAGCTATTCAAACACTACAATAAGTTAAAGACATATGTAGAGAATAGTATATCTGACTCCTCACAAGCCAAAGACTTATGGCTAGACAAGCTGTTAGGGGAGATGTTTGATGATGACAGTAAAGTGATGGTTAAGTCAATCATAAGAAGCAAGGAACAAACAGAACTCATGATGCGGCATATAGATAACATGATTGATATCTATGATGAACGTTGCAAATGTCGTAGAGTGAATTATTGTGATTGTGTTAGACGGTATTATATTAATGGTGAACAATTGAAAGATATTGGTAACTCACTAAATCCTAATGTAGATGAGCGAACAGTACAACGCTATATCAAAAAAGGGTTAGAAGAGATGTCTATTCTGTTATGGGGATTAACAGGAATAAAAAGTAAATTGTCGTAAAAGTGTCGTGGACGTGTCGTAAAGATAAAGCTATAATGATAGTGTAAATAAATATGGAATGAAGAAGAAATAAAGGCACCCACAATAATTAGTGGGTGCTTTTTATGTGGAGATGCAAATGAAAAGAGCAAGGCATGAATGCAGGTATCCTGGATGTCATGAATTAACAACAGATAGATATTGTGAAAATCATAAAGTTAAACAAGATAATACAAGACTATCTGCACATGCTAGAGGATATACCTCTAAATGGGATAAAGCTAGAAAAGTATTTCTTGCAGAACATCCAACATGTGAATGTGCTGAATGCAAGGCATCAGGCAATCCATTGGCAGCAAATGTAGTGGATCATATCATTCCTCATAGAGGAGATATGAAGTTGTTTTGGGATAGAAACAATTGGCAAGCTATGAATAAACGCTGTCATGATAAGAAAACAGCAAGAGAGAATGGCGGCTTTGGTAATATGGTTAAACGATAATGATAAATAGTGAGAATACCCCCCTATTTAAAAATGTTTGAACCTTGAAAACCCAGACCGTGTGGCTCCTTTCTTCGTAAAAAGTTCGTGAAATAAACTATTTCTGAGAAACGAAAATTTAATAGGCAATGAAAAGAGGTGAAAAAGTAGTGGGCCGAAATGCGAAACCTATAGATTTAATCATGGCTGATGGAAATAAACGACATTTAACAAAAGCCGAAATTGAACATAGAAAAAACACAGAAATACGTTTTGGAAATGATAAATTAGTATGCCCAAAACATATAAAAAATAACAAAAATGCATATGCAAAATGGAAAGAATTAATACGTCTTTATAAAGATTTTAATTTTGTAGCATCCGGAGATATTGGGATGCTAGGCCGCTACTGTATGGCCTATAGTGAATACCTGGATTTAATTGAACGAAGAGCGATAATCAACCAATTATCAATTAATATTGAAGAACATTATTATATTGAAGAAGAGTTGAAAGATGCAGGAGTTCCTGAAAAACGAATTGAGAAGATGATAGAGAAGTACGAATTTATCTTATCAATAGGTGGACTCATTGCACTTGATAAAGCAATCAATGCAAAGATGGATGCATTGGTTAAAATGGAAGATAGGTTATTCTTGAATCCATTGGCTAAAATTAAAAACGTACCTAAGAAACCACCAGAGGAAGAAAAAACAGAATTAGATCAGAATGGATTTGGTGATATATGACAATAAAGGAAGAGTTAATACAATATGCTAAAGACTGTATTAATGACACCAAGCATTGTTGCCAGAAACATAGATGGGCATGTGAAAGATTTCTGAGGGATATAAGTCGTGAAGGAACGGATGAATTCCCTTATATCTTTGATGATGCAAAAGCAGAGAGATTTTATAAATGGGCAAGTTTACATAAGCATACTAAAGGTGTGCTAGTAAATACGCCCATTATTTTTACACCAATACAGCGCTTTATATTTGGTAATATTTATGGATGGATTCATAAAGATACTGGGTATAGACGATTTACAAAAGCATATTGGCAAGTGGGAAGGAAAAATGCAAAATCTCAATCATTAGGTCTAGTTGGTGATTATGAATTAATGGCACTTGGTGAAGATAATTCAGAAGTTTATATTGGTGCGACTAAAACACTCCAGGCAAAAATCATTTACAATGAAGTATTGGCAATGCTTAAAAAATCAAGTGCTTTATTTAAAGGCAAATGGAAAGAAGCATATAGTACGATTGTACATATTAAAAGTAATTCAATAATGCGTGCTTTGTCTAAAGATGATGGAAAAACTGGCGACGGTTTAAATCCACAATGTGGACTGATTGATGAATATCATGCGCATCCAACAGATGAAATATTAGAAGTCATTAAGACAGGTATGATTGCACGGCGACAACCTTTATTATTTATTATTACAACAGCAGGTAATAATTTAGGGGGGCCTTGCTATAGAATTGAATATCCATTAGTAAGTAAAATCCTAAATCCGGATATCGAATTTGATATTCCGGATTATTTTTGTATGGTTAATGAATTAGATCGAGATGAAGAAGGGAATCTGATTGATGACATAAACGATGAAGAGTGTTGGATAAAAGCCAATCCAATTGCAGCTACATATGAGGTAGGATTAAAAAATATCAGAAGTAATTATATGTCAGCGATAGAAAGCCCAGAAAAGATGGTGTCATTTATGACTAAGAATATGAATATATGGGTTAAACAATCAGCGCAGTCATATATTGATATGGCAAAATGGAAGGCACGAGGAAGATTAAATGAGGACTTTGAAAACGAATTAGGAATATCACTATATGGATATGATGCATATGTAGGTATTGACGTGTCAAAAACAATTGACCTTACAGCTGCTGGGATAGTAATCCCGGTAGATATTAATAACAGTAAGAAATTTATTACTTTAGCACACGGTTTTATACCAGAGGAAACAGTACAAACAAAAGAACGAACAGATAAAATTCCATATAGACTATGGAATGAAAGAGGATGGCTAACAATTACTCCAGGTGAAATTGTTGATTATCGATTTATGACTAAGTGGATTGAAGAAACATTAAATAAATATGGATTAAATATTAAAGATGTTTGTTATGATCCGTATAATGCTACTCACTATACCCAAGAATTAGAATCAAATAAAGGATGGGGAATTGTAGAAATCAGACAAGGTATTATTACATTGTCAGAACCCACAAAGTCGTTCAGAGCAGAAACATATCAAGGCAATATATTACACCCAACTAATGATTTATTAGATTGGGCAATTAGTAATGCTGTTACTAAAGTTGATGCTCAAGAAAATATTATGTTAGATAAAGCCAAAAGTACTGAACGAATTGACCCAATAGCAGCCGTAATAAATGCTTACACAAGGGCAAAAGTAGCGGCTGATGATGATTTAAGTATGTACATAATGAGTGATGAGTTTAGTCTATAGGAGTCGCAATGAAATACATAAAAATAATAGGAAGTATAATTGATGACCTGCTATTTACAATAGGGGCCATCTTTTTTTGCATCGGAGGATTTATGATCCATACGATAGTAGGCATATATAGTGTTGCGTTGGCCGCCTGTGTACTTGGATACATAATTGGAACGGCATACCATGTTGAAAAAAAAGGAACGAGGGATAGACCATATGGAGAATAGGAAAGGAGATATAACAATTGATACTAAGAAAGTTCATTGAAAAAAGGGATGGCTATATGCAACCTAATCATGTTGATGCAGATTCAATTATAGATTTCTTAGGAACATCAACAAATAAATTTATGCGGGTAAGTGATGTTATAAAAAACTCAAATGTATTTGCCTGTGTCAGCATCTTGGCAGATGATTTAGCAAAACTCCCAATCCATACATATTATGGAGATGGGGATAGAACAAAAGGGATGAAACATCCTGTAGCAGAATTGTTATATACAAGGCCTAATCATTTAATGAGTGCATTTACATTGAAACAAACATTACAAATGCATGTGGGATTGTATGGAAATGCCTTTGCATTTATTGACTGGGGAAATGATGGATTTCCCAAAGCAATATGGCCATTAGAACCATCATCTACTGTTCCATATTTGGATGTAAAAACTGGGCGATTAACATATCAAACACAAACATTACAAGGTGAAACAATTACATTACAACCATCTGATGTACTGCATTTTAAAACAATGGCTAGAGATGGCATTGTAGGTAAAGCACCATGGAGAACATTGGTTGATGAATTACGAGGGCAGAATTCAACGAAAGAATTTATCAGCAATTTCTACAAGAATGGAACACTAGTGTCCGGTGTATTGCAGACAGATTCAAAAATCAATCAAGAAGCAAAGGATAAGTTGAGGAAAGATTTTGCAAGCCGGTATGCAAGCCCAGATAATGCTGGTAAAACAGTTGTATTGGATATGGGGTTGAAATTTCAGACTATAGGGATGCAGCTTGATCAAGCACAATTTATTGAGACGCAAAAATTTGGGATTAATGAGGTGGCTAAAGTTTACCGGGTACCTCCTCATAAATTAGCACAACTAGATAGAGCAACCTATGCAAATGCGGAAGCAATGGGGCTTGAATATATCAAGTCAACACTGCTTCCTATTTTTATGCAATGGGAACAAGAAATTAATTACAAACTATTTACCAAAATAGAACGACAACAGTATTATATAAAGTTTAATGCTGATGCAGAGCTTAGAGGGGATAGTAAATCTAGGGCGGAATACTATACAAAAATGATTCAAGCTGGCGTATATACGCTAAATGAAGTACGAGCTATGGAAGAGCAAAAGCCTATAGATGATGGTATGGGTGATAAGCATTTTATATCTCTAAATTATACGACTACCGATAATTTGGAGAAATTACAACTGGCAAAAATTAAAGCTGGTGAAGACTTAACAGTGAAAGGAGGTGAGGGGAATGGACAAGGAACGGAGAACACTTCAGACCAAGATAGAAATCCGGAAGGTGGAGAATGATAACGGTGAGTTACCATATATCGAAGGTTATGCATTAAAGTTTGGGACCCGGTCAGAAAATATGGGTGGCTTTGTGGAAATGCTATCTAAAAACTGTTTGGATAAAACAGATATGAGTAATGTAGTTGCATTGTATAACCATAATGAAAGTTATCCATTGGCACGCAATACTGTGCCATCAGGGGCGGGGTCATTGGAACTTAAAGTAGATGATATTGGTCTATATTTTAAATCAATACCAACGGAAACCACATATGCAAAGGATTTAATTACAAATCTTGATGCAGGTGTTGTAGGTCAATGCTCATTTGCATTTACATTGGCTCAAAATGGTTCTGAATGGATATGGGATGAGGATGATCAAGTATACATTCGAACAATTACGGCAATCGAACGCTTATGGGATATTTCTATTGTTACGACACCGGCATATCCTGATACAGAAGCAGACACGGCAAAGCGTGATTTAGAAGAGTTCAAGAAGACTCAAAAGAATGAACTAGATGAAGTTCGAAAACGTAAATTAGCAATTGAATTAGAATTATTGGAGGGATAACCATGAACGAAAAAGAACGTGAATTACGCCAAAAGATGGCAGCAAAAAATGAAGAAATCCGTGGCCTAATGAATGAAGGCAAGTTGGATGATGCGGAGCAAGCAACAGAAGAATTGCGCCGCTTAAAACGTGAATTACAAGTAGAAATTACATTGGGAGAAAACAGTGTAGATACTGTACCACCAGAAGCACGTCAACATCAAAATCATGATAATGATATTGATGTAAATCAAATTATGGCTCGTGCTTTGCGTGGAAATCAATTGTCTAAAGAAGAAAATGAAGTATTGGTGCGTGCTAGCACACTGAATGAAGGAACTGGTAAAGATGGTGGGTTTATTGTTCCTAAAGATGTACAAACAGCCATTAATGAATTGAAACGGACATTAAACCCGTTGGATGAATTAGTACGTGTTGAAAAGGTTGCCACTATGAGTGGTGAGCGAACTTATGAAAAGCTTTCCACCATGACCGCATTCCCAAATGTAGCTGAACTATCAAACATTGCAAATTTGGAAACTCCAGAATTCAATCGTGTTGAATACAAAGTTCAAAAATATGCAGGCATTCTACCGATTTCTAGTGAACTATTAGCAGATACAGACCAAAACTTATTGAACTATTTGTATCGTTGGTTGGCTAAAAAGGATACGATTACACGTAATACAGAAATCGCTAAATTAATTAATACGCTTACGAAAAAACCAATCACAGGTATTGATGGTCTAAAAGACATTTTAAATGTTGACTTAGATCCAGCAATTGCATTGACTTCTATCCTTTTAACTAACCAAGATGGGTATAATTACCTTGATAAATTGAAAGATACACAAGGTCATTATTTATTGCAACCGAACCCATTAAATCCAACTGAAAAGATGTTAAGTGGTAAAGTGGTTAAAGTGGTAAGTAATAAGGTATTACCTACAGATACTAGCGGTAGTGGCAAAAATGCACCAGTTATTATTGGGGATTTAACAGAAGCAATTACATTGTTTGACCGTGAAGCGATTACCTTGTTAGGTACAAATATTGGTGGCAATGCGTTTGTAACAGATGGTTACAATATCCGTGGTACACTTCGTTTTGATACAAAAATTGTAGATAATGAAGCAGCTGTATTTGGGCAATTGAAATTGGCATAAGGTAATTATTATGCAAAAGTTACTGGATGATGTAAAAGAATATTTACGGGTAGACAGTAATGATGAAAATACAGTAATTGAAAATTATATTGAAGCAGCAAAAACATATATAGAGAACGGCACAGGAAAAGCATTTGACGAAAAAAATAGTCAAATGCTTTTAGTCGTTAAGATGTTATGTGGGCATTGGTATGATAACCGAAATGTAGTAGGCGGTGGTGGTGAACTACCGTTTACTATTACTTCATTATTACTGCAGATTGAACATAAGAAAGAGGGGTAACAAATGAAAGTAAGAGTATTACATCCAACAATCATTGATAGCCAATGGCTTCAAATTGATGACGTAGTAGAAGTAGAAAATGAAAAAGCGCAACCATATGTAGAAACAGGTCTAATTGAAGTTATTGATGATGCGGGAATTACTCCACCGAATGCTAAAACTGGTGGTGAAGAAAATCCACCAGAAGGAAATCCAAATCCACCAAATGAGGATAATGATGGTGATGAAAATCCACCAGACGAAGATGGGGGTAAAGATTCCAAGTCCGGAAAAGGTAAATAATCATGTTACGGATTGGATCTATGAAGAACCGTATAGAAATATTACGGCAGACCATAGAGCCGGATGGACAAGGTGGGTTTAAAAAAGAAAAACCACGTAGAATTGCCACGGTATGGGCCGCTATTTTAAAACCAAGATTTTGGGATGGTGATAGTGGGAAAGGCCCTACTACAGCAATTACACAAGGTATACAGATACGACCGTTAAAAGCAATTGATACTGATTGTATTATTAGGTACCGTAATACAAATTATGAAATATTAGACATAGAGTATAATACGGATTCTTATATATTGACATGTCAGGCAATCAAGAAACGGTAGGTAACTATGGCATTTGTAAAAGCTGATATATCTAATGCTACTTATAAGGCAATGCGAGATATTCACAATTATAATTCTGAAACACAAGAACGAATTAAAGAAGTAACAAGGAATAAAACGCATGAAGTATTAACTGTAGCAATTCAATTGGCACCTTATAGAACCGGTAAATTTAAAGGGACAATAAGGGAAGAAATTAAAACACATAGTCAAGGTATCTATGGACGGGTATTCACAAATTCACCAGTAGCACATTTAATTGAATTTGGAACAAAGGGGCATATAGTAATGCCTAAAAAGAAAAAAGCATTAGCTCCAGGAGCGGCTGGATGGTTTATGACTAATGCTACAATTCCTGCAATATCTGCAAAGCCATTTATGAAACCGGCTATGGATAAGGTTCGTCCAACGATTGAGGGTGCAATTAAGGTGGCAATAAAGAAATGAAGATAAAAACTATTCCATTTAATGCTGTACAAAAAGCATTTTATAAATTGCTGTCAGAAGGACAGACGGCCCCTGTATATGATCGTATCCCTGCAGGGGATGAAGAAATGCCGTACATTTGGTTGGGTGAGTTTCATGGTGTACCTGTGGAAGATAATAAAACACATACAGTACATAGAATTAGCCAGCAAATAGATATATGGAGCAATCAACCTGGTAAAAAAGAAGTTAATGAAATTCTAAATGATGTAGCTACATTAGTTAGACATTATCAATTACCACTTGAAGGGTTTAAACAGGTTGGTGATGCTCATATATCTTTATATCAGGCAATAGGGGAACGATACGAAGATAAGACTAGTGCTTATCATGGAATCATGATGATTGAGTACACAATTGAAGAAATTGATTAGGAGGTAATTAATATGGCATTAACACAAGAGCAAATTACAGCACTACCAGTGGCACCTAGTGATACAAAGGCGGTAGCTGGTAAAGATACATTATTGTATATTGCATCTAAACAAACACCATTAACATGGTTATTGGTGGGTGGTCAAAAGAACTCACCACTTAAAGAACAGGCAGATTCCTTGGATGGTTCTGATAAATCTAGTGGTGGTTGGAAAAAAGGCATCCCTGGCATGAAATCTTGGAACATCGAATATGATGGCCTATATGTGTTAAATGATGAAGCAGTGGATATTTTGCGCTATTCCTTCCGTGAAGGTAAAGCTGTGTATGGTCGTGTAGAATATCCAGATGGCTCTTACAAACAAGGATGGGCGAATGTAACATCATTTGAAGATAACAACTCTTCTGATGCAATTCAAACATTAAAGGTATCCTTGACAGGATATGGCGCAATTAGTGATTTGATTGCGATTGGTGAAGTTAAAATTACATCTCCTACAGCTGCATTCTCTAAAGCGGCTGCAGCAGATAAAACTGTAGCAGTAACACCTACAGACATTACAATTCGTACTGTAACCGATGATACTGGTACTGTATTGGTATTCGGAAAAGACTACGAATTTGCAGAAGGTACCTTAACTTTGAAAAAGGAATACCTTAAAAATATGACAGTAGGTAACCATGTACTTGAAGCAAAATTTGCAGCAAAGACAATTCCTATCACAGTAAATGTAACAGCATAATTTTGTAATATAAAGGGCGGGATAAAACCCGCCCTATTTTATATAAGGAGATAAAAATGAAAGAACAGACTACATTGACCATCAATGGGGAAAAATATGAATTATTGTATACACTTGGTATTATGCGTCAGATTGAACGAACATTAGGGTGTTCTTTGATTTCAATCCTAACAAGATTTGATGGCAATGCACAGGAACGAGTAGGCATTGATTTCATTATGGCAAACTTGCAATATGCGGTAGTTGGTGGTTTATCAGAAGATAAAGCCTATGATCTAATCGATAAATATTGTGAAGGTGAAGGTACATTGGATACATTGGCAGGGTTCCTAATGATGGCGTTATATAATACTGGTTTTTTTATCCCAAAGCTACCAGAAGAAGTGGAAGCACAGGTGGAGGAACAGAAAAAGAAGTAGCCTCCATTGAAGAATGGATTAGAACCGTAGAACCAATAGCGTATGGGCCATTACATCTATTGCCTGATGCTCTTGAAAATCTAACTATGAAAGAGTTTTATTTGTTACTTGATGGCCATTATGCCCGTAAAAAAGAAGAGGACTATAAGCAAGCATATTTCACATACTGGATGCTTGCTCCAAACTTAGGTAGAGAAAGCAAAATTACAGTAGATGATATTTTCAATCCATTACATCAAGATATGGTAAAGGATAAGGAAAGCGAAAAAGAGGAACTATTACGTACATTTAATTTATAAAGAAAGGAGGTGGAATGATGGGAACAACCATAGCAGATTTAGAGGTTAGGATAGGTGCGGATAGTAATCAGTTTAAACAAGAACTACAGAAGGTAGAAACGCAGGTAGGGAAAGCATTTAATGTAAACCCAATTAATGAGTTCTCTACAAGTGTAGATAGTGTAACGGGTCGTGTAGGTAGTTTGGTTAGTAAGTTTACAGCTATAGCAGGAATTATGGCCGGAGGATTTGGACTAACATCCATGATTGAAGGTTCTGTGAAAGCTGGCGAAGCAGTTTACCAATTATCTCAACGGTACCAGATCACAACTAAAGAAGCATCTGAAATGAACCGAATTCTAAAAATTACAGGTTCTGATGCGGATACAGCAGCTAAAACAATTATGCGATTGGATAAAGCGTTATCCGGAAATAGTAATGAAGGTAAGAAAGCCCAAGAAACACTAAAACTATTTGGTGTTTCATTAACTGATACTAATGGTAAGATGTTACCAATTAATCAACAATTGGCGGAGTTAGCCAAAGGATATAAAGCGGCTGCTGATGCGGGATATGGGCAGGAATATGTGATGAATACCCTTGGTGTTCGTGGTCTTGCTTTAATTTCTGTATTGCAGAATTACAATGAAGCGGCGGAAGTTGCTAGTAAAGTCAAAGGAATTGGTCTAAATCCAGAAGAAATGCATAAAGCATCTCTTCAATTGAAAGAGATGGAATTGCAGTTTGGACAACTTAAACTAGCGAGTGGCGCAGCAATTACACCATTAGTAATGGAATTATTACCACAATTACTACCGTATTTGCAAGAATCGGCGGTATGGATTAATAAAAATAAAAATGAGATTGCAAGTACGGCTAAAACATTAGTTCAGATTGTAGCATTGTATGAAAGCATTAAGATTGCTAAAAAAGCAGCGGCGGCAGTTAATGCAGTAGTATCAACTGTGAAAAATTCGCAAAGTCCAATGGGGTTAGATACAGCTGAATTAACAAGAGCGCAAGAAGCACAGATTAATAAAGCACTTAGAGATAATGAACGTGTATATGCACAAATGCGAAGAGAAGCGATTAAAACAGCTAATCAACAAAAGTTATCTGCAGAAGAAACGAGTGCATTTTTAGCGCAGGAATTTAGCAAGATTAGTATTAAGGCAACGCAATCAGCAGAGCAAATTCGTGCGGCTATGACTCTTGGTTTTCAAAGCGTACGAGCAGAAGCGGCAGAAAGCTCAATTGCAGTTAATAGATCTATCTTATCTACAGGGGTAGCGGCAGAAGAATCAGCAAATCTACATATAGCGGCTAATGTTCGAAAAGTAGAAAGTGATATGGCTGTAGTAGCCAGTCAAGGTAAAGTAGGTGTAGCTGCAACGGTTGCAGGCACAAAAGCTGTAGAAGCTAGTGCAACAGCAACAGCAGCGGCAACAGCAAATATTGAAAAGAATGCAGTGTTAGCAGCAAGCTATGAAGGTGTCGGTGTAAGAGCCACAACGGCAGGAGCGGTAGCAGTTAGTGCAGCAGGCAGAGCTATGGGAGCTGTTACAACATTAACACGAGCAGTGTGGGCTCTTGCTGGTGGATGGTTAGGTGTAGCGGCAGCCGTAGGATTTGCACTATATTCTATGGGACAAGCCAATAAAGCAGAAGCAGAATTTCAACACGCCAATGAAGTAACCTTGATGGATAAGGGAAAGAAATATCATCTTGCAAAAAATAGAGATGGTAAAGTCGTTTTTGCTAATGATAGTGCCGGTTATGTAGAAGTACCTGAGCGATTAAGAAATAAATATGAATCTTATGTATCAGCACAAAAAAAGGCTAGTGCAGATGCGGCATTAGGTGAGATTAAAGCAGAACAAGCTAAAATGCAAGCTGAGTTAGCTACACAAATGCAAAACATATCGAATATTGGAGATTCTATAAGTAAAACATCTACCACTACGACTCATAAAGATACTTCAAGTGCAGCAGAAACTGTTAGGTTCATGATTAATCAAGGTATTGATCCACGTATAGCATTTGGTATGGCTGGTGGGAATATGCTTGAATCAGGAGGAAATACAAAGAACTTAAATGCAAAGGCTGTAAATCCCAATGGGGGCGCATTCGGTATTCAACAATGGTTGTTAGATAGAAAAGAAGACTTATTTAACTTTGCAAAGCAGAATCATTCAGATCCATATGATATCCACACTCAACAAGCGTTTCAGGTATATGAAATGCTATATGGGAAAGAAAAGGATAATTATAAGAAAGCATTAGCAGAACTTGGAAATAGTCAAGATGTAGGATTAGCGGCTAAGTTAGTTGACAAATGGATAACACGTTCAGAAGGAACGGAAGATATTAGGTCTCAAAAGGCAGCCAATGCACAATTACTTTATAAAGACATGAAGGGTGAAGGTGGTCTTACTGGGGCTGATATATTACGCCGTCAAAAATCAATTGATGATGCTAAAAAGGATTTAAAAAATTTAGAAGGTGAATTAAAGCAAAGTATCACCGGAGAAATTGGTACATCATATGAAAGTGAAATCCAAAAGATTGAGGAGGATGTACGGAAAAAATCAGAAGCAATCAAGAAGATTAAAGATGTCAGTGATACGATTGATACCTCAAATGCGGAAAAGTTACTAAATCAGTTTAAAACTGTTGAAGTAGATAAAGTAAATAAAAAGCTACAGGAGCAACGGGATAAATTAAAACTGGATACTGCTAAGATTAATGCAGAAATCTTAGGAAACTATAAAGATTTAGCTGAAAAGCAATTTATAGTATCTAAAAGTGAACTAGATAGAGAGCGAGAGGAACGCCTAAAATCAGTTGCAAAACAAAAGGATGATGCGGAAGCTAAAGCGCAGGTTGAGGAATGGTATACAGCCAAATATAAAGCCTTAGTAACAGAACGTGAAACGGCAGAACGTGAGTCATATGATAAAGCTGTTAAATTAGCAATTAGCCGACATGATACAAATAGACTCCAACAATTAACAAGTTCAAAAGATGCAAAACAATATAGGGATTGGGAAGGCGATACAGCCAAACTACAGACATTCTATAAGCTTTGGGAACAAGGTAATATGTCAATGTCAGCTGCTACAGCTGAGGCGGCAGAGTCATTTGCTAGTGGATTATCTTCTATCTTTTCAAATCTAGCAACAGATATTACAAGTGTAAAAGATTTAACCCAAAATATGGGTAAATTAATTCTTAGTACAGTAGTCAATATCATTGCTAAAATAGCGGCTGCAAGATTAGCGGCAGCATTGTTAGGACAGTCATTGGGGGGAGGGACTCCAAGTATTGCTAGTGGTGGTAATGTACAAAAATTAACAATGCAAGGATTTGTAAATAGTGCCATTGCTAGAATGCCTAATATACCCACATATAAGTTTGCAAGTGGCGGTGTAATTACTGCTCCAGTAATGTCATTAATGGGTGAAGGTAAAGATAATGAGGCTGTATTACCTTTAAACCAAAATACATTTGCTAGTCTTGGGCGTAATATTGCGAACACCATAGGCGGGGGACCGGTTATGGTGAATGTAAATAATTACACCAACAGCAAGGTTACAGTTACGGAAGAGACATCGACTGGTGATATGAAAACACAAATTGTGAATATTGTGATTGAAGAAATTGCTAGTAATCGAAATGGAAGCCAAGATATTTTGAAACAATTAATAGGAGGTAGGCGATAATGTATGTGTTTCCTACAGATATTCCGGAGCCGATTATTCCGGCCGCATCGAATTCCGGAAGTACTTATACGGAAGTACTAACAGATAGTACAATCACATCCACTACGGATGCCAACTATAAAATAACACGGCCGAGAACTACAAGGGTGATTGGAAACTGGACATATACATGGCTAGGACTTAGCGATGAAAACTATGAAAAGTTAAAAGCATTCTGGAAGAAAGTTAGAACATCCGAGGAGTTTGAGTTTAAAAACTATACGGATGGGAAAACATACAGATGTAGATTTGTAGATAAGTTTAGTTTCCGATTAGATTATCCAATTGGATGGTATGGATCATTACAGTTTGAGGAGGTGTAACAAATGCTAAGATGGCCTGCTACGGCAATTATTGAAAAGAATAAATTAGCAAGTGATGCCCCTTTCTTGGTATTGGTTAAAATGGTCCATTCAGAATTAACAGAGCCTATATGCTTGGTTAGAAATACAGAAAATATTACATGGGATGGGCAAGAATGGCAAGCATATCCTATGAATTTTGACATCAATACAATTGATGGGCAAACAGAACCTAAGTTAAGTTGGACTGTATCTAACTGTGCAGGAACATTGCAACAGTATATACAAAAATTCAAAGGGTTTACGGATGCTGAGGTAATAATATATGTTGTACATGCGAATATGCTAGACAATACAGAGCCGTTACAAACTTTTGAATTTACTGTTACAACGACTCAATACGATGAGGAGTGGGTAACATTTATACTAGGTGCATCACCGGAAACAGTAGTTAAATTTCCAACCCATATTTATATGGCGCATTATTGTCCATATAGATTTAAGTCGGTTAGATGTGGATATGCAGGAGGTAAAGAGCCATGCAATAATACACTGGAAACATGTAGAATTCCATCACGATTTGGGGGAGAGGAAGGTATGAATGGAAACAATGTTTAATTATGATGATCTAATAGGCATTCCATTTGTAGATGGGGGCCGAGATATAACGGGATTAGATTGTTGGGGCCTTGCGTTGGAATTATTTAAACGACAAGGCTATATTATTCATGATTATTCTATATCTTCGGAAGAGGCACATGTAATATCAGATACTATGCAACATGATTTAAATGAGATGTGGCAAAAAATAGAAGAGCCTAAAGTAGGATGCTTGGTGATTATTCGACTGGCAGAAAATGAATGGGCGAACCATTGCGGAATTTATATTGGTGATGGTCATTTTATTCATGCCTATTGTCATGAAACAGGTGTAGTAATTGATAGAGTTCGTAAATGGAAGTCAAGAATACTAGGTTTCTATATTCCAACAGAAAGGGCATTATATAATGATTGAAATTGTTGAAATAAAGAATCCGTTTGAACCGAATAAAAAGGAACGAAAAAAGGTAGAGTGTACAGATGGTACACTCTATTCTTATTTAGATCCAACAGATAAAGATGTATACCTAAATGGAATACTTGTATTAGATCCTGTCAATTGTTTCCCACAAGATGGAAATCAAATTGTAGTAACTCCACATATTGGTAAAAGCATAAAAGGGATACTGGGCATGGTGGCCATGTTAGCATTAGCAGTCTATGCACCTGTATTGGCCGCAAAGTGGCTACCTGCAACAGCTAGTAAATTAGCAATCGGACTAATGACAGGGGCCATTACAATGGTTGGCGGTAAGCTGATAAATAGCATGCTCCGGTTAAATCAGATAGGTAGTACATCAGAAAATTCACAAAGTACATCTTATGGATGGTCATTGCCAAGCGTACAGACATATGAAGGTGGTGTGATTGCAGAAACATATGGTGAATGCATCCCAACACCTCAATTATTAATGTGTCATGTAGAAACCACAAATACAGATGATCAAGATAAAAATGTTCAATATTTAAATCTTTTGTATTGTGGCGGATGGGGTCCTGTGGATAGTATTAGTAATATTCGTATTGGGACAACTCCTATAGAAAACTTCACAGATGTTCAAATTGAAACAAGGTTAGGCGAAAACAATCAAGAGCCGATATCATTTTTTCCAACTACTGTACTAGATCAATCAATAGGTCTTGAGTGTGCTGAAAATAAACCACTAATCAGAACAACAGATACTAAGAAAGCTAAGAAGTTAGAAGTAACAGTTGAATTCCCTAATGGATTATACAAGGTAAATGATAGCGGCGATTATGATAAGAATACAGCCGAGTTTCAAATCATGTATAGAAAAACAGGCACAACGGAATGGAAAGATTTTGGCGGCGATGATAGTAATCATATTGTTAAATCAAACGGAAGATTATCCAATATAGTTACAAATGTAAAATCCATAGGTAACTCAGCACCGTTAGAGGTATGGACATTAGTAGCAAAAAAGGATAAAGATACTCTAAGTGTAACTGGTAGTATAAGTGGCAAGAAAAAAGAGGCTAGGTATGGTGAACATTATGATAATGGCATAATATCCTTTGACTTAAAGAAACGAGAAATCTTTATGAAAAAAGAGGGAACCATAACCATTACTGTTCAGAAGTCTACGTTTAGCCTTACAAAAGCAACTAGCCAAGCTGTGCGTAGATCATATCAATTTGAAATGCCTGAGGCAGGACAATATGATATTAAGGTTGTAGGTACTAAGTTACCAACGACAACAAGAGCAACAGCTTATATGACATGGTCAACGCTATCAAGCTTTATTATGGATAGTGCATACAGTAGACCAGGTAAGGTGTTAATTGGATTACGCATTAAGGCAACTAACCAACTATCCGGAGGTATTCCAAATGTCAACTGGAGACAAATTAGAAATACAGTACATGTATTTGATTGGGATACAGGAACATATGTTGAAAAAGATGCAAAGAACCCAATATGGGCTGCATATGATATGTTACATAACTGTAAGCGTTTGTATAACATCAATACAAATGTTGAAGAATATGTAGTTGAAGGTGTACCGGCTAACAATTTCAAACAGTATTGGGATGAATGGAAAAGTGCGGCGGCTTATGCAGATGAAGAAGTATCTATGATTAGTGGAGAAAAAGAACGAAGGTTCAGATTTGATGCGGTCATGGATACGACACAGACAAGATGGGAAGCGGCACAAAAGGCAGCAACATCCGGACGAGCTACAATATTAAGGCATGGGACACAATATGGAATAGTGGTGGATAGACCAAGTAACATTGTACAGGTATTTGGAGAGGGGCAAATAGTAAAGTCATCCTTTAAAGGTGAATACTCATCTAGGGATGATAGGGCTCGTTCAGTAGAAATTACGTACAATGATACAGATAATGACTACAAAAATACTGTATTTATGGTGCGAAGTCCAAACTATGCAAACAATTTAAAGAAGAATGATAATACAGCTAAATTATCATTGTTTGGTGTAACAAGGCGTTCACAAGCATACAGAGAAGGAATGTATCTAATGGCCACAAATGAGCGACAGTTACAGACTGTTACATTTGGTACAGATATAGGCGGTATGGTGTGTGAATATGGCGATGTTATAGGTATCAATCATGCAGTTCCTCAATTTGGAGATGCTAGCGGCCGTATTGTAAAAGCAGAAGGTAATACAGTCGTATTGGATAAATTTGTTGTATTGAAACCGAATAAAAATCATAGCATTATGATTCGGTTAGAAGATGACAGTATTATTACTAAGCAAATCCAAGCAGTAACAGAGGAAACAAATACAGATACAATTACTGTAATTGGTGAATTCTCACAACAAGAATTGCCTAAACGATATGATCCATATATGCTCGGTGAAGCAAATAAGGAAGTCAAACCATTTAGGATTACCAAAATTACAAAAAATGGAGATAACCAGGTAACAATAACAGCTACAGAATATGATGCGGCTGTATATGAACTTGATTATAGCCGGTATCCTGTAATTGATTATGCCAAGGTAGAAAAAGAATTATCAGTAAAGGATATTAAGCTAACTAAGATTGTAAATACGTTAAAAGATGGAACTGTATTATGTGATATTAAGGTTGATTGGGTGTTACCAATTAGTAATCAATGTAAACAAGTACAGGTATATTACAAACGTACAAACGAAGAAACATATACATTACTGAATACATTCAGTGGAAATGAAACATCTGCAGTCATTAGATCCGTACTTACAACACAAAATTATATGGTTCGTATTATATGCTTAAATGATCTAGGGATTGCAGGTCCCGGCATAGAAAAGACCATATATATTGCTGGAAAGGAAACAGCGCCAGCAATGGTAAAACAATTTACGGTAGTACAGGATTCTATAAATAGTAGCATACTACATTTGCAATGGGCGCCAAATCAAGAGCCGGATATATATGGGTACCGTTTATATGATGATACAGAGAAAGAACTTGTAAATTATATAGGGGCTACAAATTATACGTTCTTTGCAACAGAAAGTAAGACATATACATTTGGGATTAAAGCAATTAATACGTCTGGTATTGAATCTGAAACTGCTACAAAGGTAAGTATTCAAATCACAATTACAGAGGGAAGTATAGCAGTTCCTGATAAAGTTAATTCAGCAAGTATTGAATTAACAAAAGAAGGTGTATTACTTGAATGGGCTCCAATCACAAATACTTATATTGATTTCTATGAAGTCAGAAGTAATAGTAATACAGGTGATTTACAAGGCTTGATTGTAAAATCAAATTCTATTAGAGAGATAATACAACTTAAAAATAGAAAAGGAGACATATTAATTTATGGACACAATCCGGTAAAAGGATATGGGCCAGGGTTAAATATATCCTATGATTTCCAAAAGCTAGAAGCACCAATAGTAACATCTGTAAATATGGTCAAAGGATTTGCCTTATTAGTATCAAATATGCCTAGTACTGCAAATAGTATTCGGTTTTATATTGTAGGTTCTGCAAAGACAGATATTCTTAATTCCACAGGGAATACGATAACTTACACTGGTGATGCGGATATTTATCGTGTAAAAGCAGCATTTATTGATGCTATAGGTGAAGGAATTGTATCCAATGAATTATTAGTTACTATCTCAGCAACAATAGATCCTGCATTATTAGATAAAGAAAGTTTAGGATTGAAAGAATTTGATAAGCGTGTTAACGAACTAAGTGAAGAATTCAATAAAGTTTCTCACGAATATAGTACTAAAGTTCAAAACCTTGCTGAAGATGTAGAAAGCCGTTTTACGCAGCTTGATAAAGGTATTGAACTTAAAGTTACAAAGGGTCTTAAAGCACTTGATGGAGGGGCTATCCTTTCAAGAATAAACCTTTATGAAGGTGGCGTTAAGATTGATGGTAAATTAATTCATATTACTGGTGACACGCTCATAGATGGAAATATCATCACAAATAGGATGATACAGGCGAATTCAATAACTGCCGATAAATTGAAAGTGGATAGTTTATCTGCTCTATCTGCATATATCGGTGGTACACTTCGAGGTGGCAAGCTAATTGGCACAGAAATCCAAAATGAAAGCGGGTCATTTAAAGTTGACTCAAATGGTAATATTACAGGTTCCCATATCAATGGAGGATTAATTACCGGCGCAACAATTCGAGGTGTTAACATTGAGGGCCAGTCTATATACAATGCTGGATACAAGGTCAAGAGCCTTGATGTGAGAACGTATGAAGTTGCTCACGGGGACTATACGCCAATACCTGACGGATATAGTGAGGGTCAATGCGTATTTGTGCCGATTTCGTACAAAATAATTAGTAATGGTAAAGTTGGTGGGCGAGAGGGCCCAAATCTTAATTATTACGAAAGTAATTCGCCTAACTTTCCTATATATACTTCCGATGGAAGTAAGGTTGGGTTAATGGGCACTCGTAGAGCATACGCTGCTAGGACATTTTCTAATGACACAACAAGAAATTTAAAGACAGGGTGGGTATATGTATTGGTAATTGCTAGACAATAATAAACGGAGGTGCGTATATGGAAGAATATGATTTTGATTTACATGTAGGGCAGGACTACGGACTGACCTACATTATCGAGGGCGGCGGTTCATATAATGGGTATACAGCTATTATGAAAATCAGGCAAAAGCCTGACACAAATGAGGTGTTATCTGTTAATGGGGTAATAGAGGGAAACCGCATCACGTTCCGCATCAACGGCAACGACACAGTTAATAAGGTGGATGCTAAAGGCGTTCATCAATATGATGCGTTTATTTACAGCAATGAACACAGTTTAAAATTAGGGTTTGGTGAGGTCAATATCATCCAAGATATTGCACGTCATTAATGAAAGGGGATTATATCATGGCAGAAGAGCTAAATATTAATATAAAAGGTTTTAATTTACCACCAATTAAATTGGAAGGTGCACCAGGGAAAAGCGCCTATGAATTGTGGTTAGAATCTGGTAACTCCGGAACACGTGAGGACTTCCTCAAATCCTTAAAAGGTCAAGATGGCCGCAATGGGGATGATGGGTTACCCGGTAAAGATGCATCTGCAGAAGGCGCCTATGAAATGCTTTTAGGCTTAAATGTATATTGCGAAAACGCAACTCCAAATGAAGTCCTGAAAGGTCTTATCCGTGGTTTGGGTGATGTCATTAAAAAGCCATTTAAGCCACTTGATTTTGATAGACCTCAAAAAGGACAGTCCTATATTAACGTATACGGAACACCTCACTTTAAAGTAGCGATACTAGGTAAAGGTGCTGCATTTGGTGTAAGTATTGGTGATGACGGTAATGGTCGATTAGACCTAGATAGTCCATTCGGCGGTAGTGATATTGAACTTGAATACTTTAATATGCTAGGCAATATCGTAGGTACGTATCGTGTATCCGGATATGGTGATATCAAAACAGAATTATCTGCAGGTGATATCACTGATACCCTTATTGAGGAAATCAACTATCCGGAAGTAATTATTGTTAAGAATAACGCACTTGCAAATCTCATCAATGTGAAACGGTTGATTTTACCTAAAGTTAGAAATGTCGGGGAAAATGCATTTAATAGAAGTTGGAATCTAGAATTAATAAAAATGCCAAGATATGTTTTTAATTCTAATTCTCCACTAGAAGACTTAACTGTATTAGCACCTGGCGCAAATATTTATTTATCTGAAGAGTCAGACCCGAATGCAATTTGGCGCTGGTATGATAACCAACGTTCTGCCGGCATGACATTCTATAACGGCGACGGCACTAAAAAAGTTGACCTAAATACTAGAACTTGGGTACCGGTTCAATAAGGAGGTAGCGAATGGACGAAATCAGAATACTTCTGATGGATGTAGGCATTCCGGCATACTTTGCGGATATTGGATTCTGGGTAACCCTGTTAGGGGTTATCTGGGCCGCTCTTAGGGGTTCGTTTAGGGCGATGGTGTGGTTCTTAGAAAATACATCGATAGCAGAGGTGAAACGTCAACTTGATGATCATGTTGGTCGTAAATTATCTAAGCAAAGGGAATATTATGATGATCGTATGACAGATGCTATTAATAGCATTGGCAAATTAACGGAAAGTAATCAAGATATTCTAAGGCAACTGGTGAAATTGGAGGAACGAGATGATGCTATATTTCACCGCTTGGATGCACTGGAAACCACAACGCAAACACTAAATACGGAATTAATGCACATACAATTACTTAATAATCTACCAATAAAAAGGGGTATCACCATCCCAAATGACGGAGGTGAAAGCCTTGGATAAGATGAAAGTAATTAATAAAGTAAAAACAATATATAGTTCAATCCGAATCGCTAATATTCATCCTACTTTAGTATGGGGGGCAAGAGTAATTATTCTTGTCATGCTAACACCAATTATATTGGCAACCATGGCTTATGCGATTTCATTTTATTTAGGCGAAATATCTAGTGCAAACGATAAGATCATAACAATGGGAGCATTCTTAATTGACCATATGTTTGGTGCTCCGGGCGTGATTGTATCGCTCACAGGATTATTATGGCTTAGCGTTGATAGGGATAATAATGGTATCCCAGATAAATTAGAACAGGAGGATAAAAAATGAAAGTATTTATTAACCCAGGGCATGACGTTGCCCTTGATAGTGGTGCAGTTAATCCTGTATACGGTACACGTGAATGCGATGTGGCACGTGATGCAGGAAAGATGCTAGCACGATATTTGGAAACTGCAGGATGTGAAGTTAGAACTTTACAAAATGATGACTTAGGTCTCGTATGTGCTGAGTCCAACGCATGGAGCGCAGATATCTTTGTGTCGCTTCACTGCAATGCATTCAATACGCAGGCACGTGGCACTGAAACATTGTACAAGTCTTTCAACGGCCAACAATTAGCGAATGACATCCAATCGCAAATCATCCGTAGTATTAATACGGTTGATCGAGGTGTTAAGGAACGTCAAGATTTATGGGTATTAAACGGCACAGATGCAACAGCCGTGTTAGTTGAAATGGCTTTTATAGATAATGATGAAGACCTAGCACTACTTAACAATGATTTAGACTCTATAGTGCGTGCTATAGCAAGGGGCATTACGGACTTTATAGGAGGGGAATAATGTATGACAAAATCAAAATTTTACTTAATCACCCTACTTACCGCTATATTGTTATCGGTAGTATTGGGTTCATCCTCATCCTTTGCCTCGGATATATCTTCTACCAGCCAAGCGGAACCGACTATCAGCGTGCCCGTGAGTCAGTGGAACGAATTGAAAAACAACAACGAGAAAGCGTTGAATATAATAAACGCATCCAGCGTTCCATTGACAGAAGCGCAGACCTTACTCGCGAAACAGGCGAACGAATTGAACGAATCCAAGAATACAATCGACAAATTAACGACCGAATTGGACAAAGCCAAAACGGACTTAGTGAAGCAAGAAGTTACCTTGAACGAAATGCAGAACTCTTTGACCGAATTGAAAGGGCAAATCGAGAACGACAAGAAAACCATCAAACGTCTACGGATGCAGCGCAACCTATCACAGATGTTAGGGGCGGGTGCGACAATCGGAATTGCGATACGCGGATAGTGAGATGATCCATTATCTCCTGAGCATGAGCAGGCGGACTCATGGATTGATTGTAATTAAACATATAAGGCCTATCACAACACAGTAAAATGTGAATTTGTGATAGGCCTTCTTTTTTTTGAAAATTTATAAAAAAAGTACTTGTATTTACATCGAATTAGATGTATAATGAAATCAAAGATAAGGGGTAGCTAATAAAAGGAGAAAGCATCATGAAAAAGTTACATCACATCATATTTGCAGAATTAAAAGAAACAACAAGAAATAAGCTAGCTGGTCAATTATGGGAAGCTTGTAAAAACAAAGCTGAACACGATTACCCTTCAAATATGATTGGGTATATTAATCAAGCTAACTTTGACTATGAATATTATAAAAAACAGTGCTCGTTGCACTCCATACTAACATTCGTTAGAGAATGGGGGCGGGCATGAAATTTGAAGATGTAATGACAGCCGCTGAAGCGGCAGACAAATGGGGCATAAGCCCCGTTACGGTAAAACAGGCGTGTTCTGGGCAACGGAATACGCCGCCTAGATTCACATCAGAGGAATGCAGGAAGTCTAAAGGCACCTGGTTAGTATCTAGACAAGGAATGGAACGATTATACGGGGAGGAACCTAAAATGTTAAAAGTCTATAGCTTAAATGCACAAAAACCTTGGTTCATGGGAAAGGCTGACACATATAAGGAAGCGTGGGAAATGATATATGATCGTGAAATGCACCAGTCCCCATGTATAGGTAAGTGGGATAAGGCTCAATGGGAAGAGTGCGATATGCAGGATGAATTCCCTGATTTTAAGTGGCCTGAAGGTATTGATTATGTTTGGACGGCTGATTGGATAGCAGAAGTCATTCTTGATCCAAAAGAATATAACGAGGAAGGAGTAAGAGGTCTTATCGACGATTTGATGTTATCTTACAAAATTGAAGAAGTAGATGATTAAACTCTTAAAAATCCGTTTAAATTTAAAACGGTTGCTTAACCGTTACTCAACCTAAAATACATAAAATCCAGTAATGACATTGATAAACGACATTTTTAAATAATTTCCGCTGAAGAAAAACAGCTTAACTTCTCACAGATATTGCAGCGGACGTTAAGGGAAGAATTAGAATTAGTATAAATAAGAGGATAATGATTTGTCGCCCCTTATTTGCCCCTTTGATGAGATGTAATCTTTATAAATGTATATATATAATAAGGGGGTTGCAATATACCCCCTCATCTCCACCAAATAATAAGCGGACATTTTAAGAAATAAGTCTGCGCTTA